GCTGCATTAAGCGTTGAAACTGGGATAGCGCCAAGTGAATTTATTAACATGGATTCAGAAATGATTAACGCAATAGTTCAGGTTTTGAATGATAGAGCCAGGAAGGTCAGAGATGCCAGTAGAAATCGTAGGCGTTAAAGACGTTATCAATGGCTTAACATTTATTGATGAAGATATGTATAGGCGTGTCAAATTAGCCGTAGAGCCTGTTATGAAAGGCGTAGAGGCTAAGGCTAAAGGATTTGTAGTAAGTAATTCCGATGTATTGTCTGGCTGGGCTAAACCAATATCATCTACTGTAGATTATCGCCCATTCCCTAAATATAATTCAGATACTGTCCGTGGTGGTATTGGATACAAAGAAGGTCAAAACCGAAGATTTAGTAATGGCTATACAGTCGAAAGTTATGTCTATAACATAAGCGCAGCTGGTCGTATCTATGAGACCGCAGGTAGATTAAACCCACAAGGTAGAGCGCCATTTACATCTGTTGCAGAGGGTGGCGGCACAATGGCATTTAAGCAATCAGGTAACAGAAAAAGTAAAAACCGATCTACATCTGCATATAATTCTAATAATCCATTCGCTGGCTATCAGTTTGTTACTGACCTACCTACCCTTACATCTCAGCCTAAAGTTAAAGGCGCTAGGGGTGGTGGTCGCAAGACTAAAGGCCGTTTGATTTACAAAGCATGGGCGCAAGATAGTGGTGATATTTATGGCGTAATAGTTAAGGCTATTAATGCCACAGCTACACACTTTAATAAGACTACAGAAAAGAAGGTTGCATAGTGGCCAATGTAGTCGTCTCCGCACTCAGTACCTTTAATAACAAAGGACTTAAAAAAGGCAAGAAAGAAATCGGTATATTTGAAAAGCAGTTAAAATCTTTTCAAAGAACTTTCCTAGCTGCATTTTCAGTAACAGCATTAACTAGATTTAGCAAAGAAGCAGTAAAGGCGTTTGCAGCCGATGAGAAGGCAGCTAAAGCCTTAGAAGTACAATTAAAAAACACAGGTTTTGCATTTAGCGCACCAGCCGTAGAACTTTATATATCTAACCTACAAAGAGCTACTGGCGTATTAGATGATGAACTACGCCCAGCATTCCAGCAACTATTGACAGTAACTGGATCGATTACTAAAAGCCAAGAAGCATTAAGTACAGCGTTAAACGTAAGCGCAGCCACAGGTCAATCTTTATCCCAAGTAACTTCTGCGCTATCTCGTGGTTATGCTGGCAATACCACAGCATTAACTAGATTAGGTGTGGGCCTTAATAAAACATTATTAAAAACTGGCGACATGGATGAAATCATGGCAGCACTTAATGATAAATTTTCAAATCAAGCATCAGCCAGATTACAGACTTATTCTGGCAAAATGGATTTATTAAAAGTTGCATCAGAAAACGTTAAAGAAGAAATTGGCAAAGGCATTATAGGTGCTTTAGAGGCATTGGGTGAAGATACCAATATAGAAAAAGCCACCAAACAAATGGAAGAATATGGCCGTACTACTGGTGACACTATTAGAGGTATTGGTGTATTTGTTAAAACATTAAGTGATATTCCAGGCATCGGCTTACTTGGCAAAGCATTTTACGAAACCAGCGCACTAGGGGCATTAGCTAGATTAGGTAAAGAAAATAGACCTGCTAGAGAATTACCAGCTAATGAACAACGTGCAGCTGGAAGAATAACTGCTCAACAATTTAGAATAGAAGTAAAACAGAAAAAAGAATTAGATCGATTACGTGCGGCAGAAATTGCTAAATTAAAAGAAAAAACTAACATAGATCAGCTTAAAGACAAGTTTGATATTGAACGTATTGGCTTAACTAAGGCACTTAACGAAGCCACAGATGGTGAAACTAAATTACGTCTAAAAGCCCAGTTAGCAATCCTAGATAATAACGAAGCATTAGCAAAGAAGTTATTGGCTGAGATGGAAGGCAAGAAAGCCACAGAAGAATTAACTACTCAGTTTTATGCATTAAGTGAAGCTGCTAAAAACTTATTATTATCCTTTGGAGTTAGCCCAGATCAAATTGGCCCAGGGGGAACTATTACTGGTACTGGTGGTGGTGGGCGTATGGGTAACCTTGCAGATGTAGCAATCAATAACCCTTATTTTGGTTATAGTGATGCTGCTCAACAATTAGGTTTAGCATTAGGATTTACGCCAGCAATGAGCCAATCATCATCACCAGAGATTAGAATAACTGTAGATACGGCTTCAACAGGCGATAAGTTAAGCCAGGCTATTGCCGAAAGTATCCAAGTAGCCACTAGAAATGGATACAGCACAGTACCTGCTGGACAAGGGTTCTAATGACAGTACCTACACTCAATGCGATAATTAACTTTAGTACTGGCCCATCCACTGCTCAGGCTATGCAGTTAGATATTGGTATTTTAGGTACTAACATATTGGCAGATTCTGTAGCTGTAATTGTAGATGTATCAAATCGCATTAACAGGGTAGAAACCAATAGGGGTCGTACTGCACTTAGCGATCTATTTCAAACAGGTTCGCTTACTTTACGTTTAACAGATCAAAATGGCGACTTCAACCCACAGAACACATCTAGCCCTTATTACACATTTTTAACACCTATGAAGAAGGTGCAGATTACTGCTACCTATAACAACGTTACCTATCCTATATTTTCAGGGTTTATTACAAGCTATGTAACTACCTACCCACAAGAATCAGAAGATGTAGCGACTACTACTATACAAGCTGTAGATGCTTTTAGATTAGCCCAGTTAGCCCAGATAAGCACAGTTACAGGGGCTAGTGCTGGGGATTTATCAGGCACACGTGTTAATGAGATATTAGATGAAATTGACTGGCCACAATCTATGCGTGATGTAGATGCAGGTTTAACTACATTACAGGCAGATCCAGGTACTACTCGCACAGCTTTACAAGCATTAACTACTGTTGCTGAATCAGAGTATGGTGCAATTTATGTAGATGCTACTGGCTCGTTTGTATTTCAAGATCGAAATGTAACTGTTGCATCTATCGCTGGCACACCCACAGTCTTTGCAGATGATGGCACTGGTATAGATTACTTTGATGCTGCCTGGATATTAAACGATGTACTTATATTTAATAAGGCCACTATTACTAGATTAGGTGGTACTGCTCAGGTAGCAACAAATCAAGCCAGCATAGATAAGTACTTTCTCCACAGTTATTTCTTAGATGGCTTACTAATGGAAAGCGATGCAGTAGCCCTAGATTATGCCCAGGCTTATGTGGCTAGTAGAGCTGAAACCTCTATCCGATGCGATGCCATAGTCCTAGACCTATACACCCCTAATTACGATGCAGGTGTAGTAGCAGCTTTAGACCTAGATTTCTTTGATCCGATCACAGTGCTTACTACCCAGCCTGGTGGATCGACTATAGAAAAAACTTTGCAGATCTTTGGCGTGAGAATGAATATCACCCCAAATAGCTGGAAAACAACCTTTACAACGCTAGAACCTGTCATAGATGGCTTTATACTTGGCTATAGTGAATTAGGTTCTGGGGTTCTATCTTACTAAGGAGAAAAAATGGCAACATGGCCAGGCGCAACAGGTGATGTAGTAACTTCCGCTATGTGGAATGGACTACCAGCCTTTGAAGTACAAACTGCTAAGACCGCTGATTATACAGCTGCTAGTGGTGATGAGTACCAACAATTAATACAAATCAATAAGGCTACAGCTATTGCTTTTAAGTTACCTACAGATGCTACATATAACTTTGCAATAGGCACAGCGATTACAGTCCTTAATATCGGTGTAGGTCTTTGCACAATTAGCGCAGTTACACCTGGCACTACAACAGTTTTATCATCAGGTGCAACAGCAGCTTCTCCAACTCTTGCTCAATATAAAACAGCAGTATGTATTAAAACAGCTGCTAACGCATGGTATGTGGTAGGCGGAATTGCTTAATACAATATTAGGTAGTTTTTCTCAATTTAATATTACTAACGCTATTGCTCTTGGGCATGGCAGTTCACCTTTTTTTAGTGTTTATCCTTGGGCGGCTGGGTTCGGAAGTAAATATGCAGACCCAGCGACATTACCTACTGGCACTGGAAGAAGTGTTACTTTTAATCCTGCAAAAAATGTTTTTGCTGTTGCCGAAGAAGGTTCGCCATACATAAATGCTTATGTGTGGGCTAATGGCTTTGGAAGTAAATATGCAAACCCAGCAACATTGCCAACAGGTATTGGCCGAGGTGTTGCTTTTACTCCTTCAGGTAATGATATTGCTGTATCTCATTTAACTAGTCCTTATGTAAGTGTTTATCCTTGGTCAGCTGGTTTTGGTACTAAATATGCAAACCCAGCAACATTACCAACTGGTAATGGTCTAAGTGTTTCCTTCAACCCTGCTGGAAATGTTATTGCCGTTTCACATGAAGTTTCACCCTTTGTAAGTGCTTACCCTTGGTCGTCTGGATTTGGTACTAAATATGCAAACCCCGCAACACTACCAACTGGTAATGGTTTGGGTGTTGCATTTACACCTTCAGGTAATGATGTTGCTGTTGCTCATAATACCTCACCGTTTGTAAGTGCATATGCTTGGTCGTCTGGCTTTGGAAGTAAGTATGCAAACCCAGCAACACTACCAGCGGGTGTCGGTAGAAGCGTTGCTTTTACGCCTTCGGGAAATGCTATTGCTATTGCTCACGAGGTTACACCTTATGTAAGTGCTTACCCATGGTCGGCTGGGTTTGGTACTAAATATGCAAACCCAGCAACGCTACCAACTGGTAATGGTCTTGGTGTTGATTTCTCAGTTGCGGGAGATGCTATTGCAATTGGTCATAATACCTCACCGTTTGTAAGTGCTTACCCTTGGTCAGCTGGCTTCGGGAGTAAATATGCAGACCCAGCGACATTACCACCCAACGCTGTTCTTAGCGTTGATTTCATTTAACAACAAAAGAAAAGGAAAATAAATGCCAACAGAAAATAATGAACCAGAATTAACCGCTAAAGAAATAAGACAATTAGAGGTTGATTCATATAAAGTTAATATTGATACATATAAAAGATTATTAGCAACACTTGATGGTGATTGGGATGCAGATTTAGTACACCTTAAAGATATTGAGGCACAAGAGGCCGCACGCCAATGTCCTATGGATAGATTAGATCGCCTTGCAGTATTGCAACAGTTTGACCAAGCAACTAATTTACTTAAAACTGAAATTGTTGAGTGTGCCAAGGCTGAAGCAATACTAAACATTCTGTAATGAAACCATGGTTATGTGCAGCTGGCGTACAGCTACGAGATCAGATTGATACCTGGTATCCAGATCGCCGCTCTACCAGTGATGGGTGGATTGGTGATGCTCGTCATTCCGCCAGTAAATCGGATCATAATCCAGACAAACGGAGCGGGCTCGTTGTCAGAGCCATTGATGTTGATTCTCGCTTGGATTCATCCGAAGGGATCTCAATATATCTGGCTGACCAGATCAGAAAATGTGCGAAAACCGATAAGCGTATATCTTACGTAATCCATAATGGCATGATTGCTAGCAGGATACTTAATTTTAAGTGGCGTAAGTACAAAGGTTTTAATAAGCACACAAAGCACATCCATATCAGCTTTACAAAGTTAGGCGACAAAGACGGCAGAGAGTTCGACATACCACTACTAGGGGGCAAAATATGAAGATAAGCAAGAAGCAAAAAGCCATACTAAAATCTTATGCACGTGGAGTATTAGTATCTTTCTTAACATTTTTAGCAAGTAATGAATTAGGTTTAGATCCAGCAATATCTGTAATAGTTGCAGCTTTCGCTGGTCCAGCAGTTAGGGCTTTAGACAAATCCGATGTTATCGGTACTAATGCAAAATGAGTCCAGCAGAATGGGCTGGCTTTGGCGCTGGCGTTATGGCCGTGCTATCAGGCGGGCTAATCGGATTACGTTTCTTAGTTAAAGGCTGGTTAAACGAACTAAGACCTAATGGTGGATCTAGTATGAAAGATCAGTTAACTAGATTAGAACAGCGTGTCGATGATCTATTCCTTATCATGAATAAGCGACAATAGCAATATGGCAACCGCACGAAAGCGTAAGAAAGTTAATAAGCGCAAGGGTAAATACACCCATGAGCAGATTAATACCAAGTTAGATACCTATGCTATCTCGTTGCGTGAGTTTTATTTAAGCTTAAGACGTGCAGGATTTCCAGTAGATCAAGCTCTAGGGATGTGCGATAAAAACGTATTCCCAGATTGGATAGCACCAACCAGTCCAGACTTTGATCCAGTTAATCCAGACCATGACCCCTAC